TTTTGCGTATTGGGGTGTTAGTTTGTCACCATTAGTGTTGCACTCGATGACATTGGTAGGTAGTTCTTTTCTTACTGCATGAACAATCTTAACGAACCATGGGTTGAGTAGGTTCTCACCGAATCCACTGAAGGATATCTTACCTCTATAGTCTGACCGTTTTAACTCTTCTGCAATAATTGTCGCACCCTTGACTGTAAGGTGTAGATTTCTATTGTCGTAGACCTTTGGGTCATGTCGTGGACAAAAGACACATGTCCTGTTACACAACTCTGTAGTGTTAATCTCTATCGTGAGGATGGAGTCGAGGGGTGTTAGGTCTTGATTGTCTAGTTTGTTCCAGTGATTGGTTTCTTGTTGTCTGCGATGCTCTAAGAATTGATACTGGTCAACTTCAACAATAGGTATTGATTCTGACATAGGAATATCACTCAGTTTTTTGGCTTGTATAATTCAATAAGGTCGGATACTTTGACTACTTTATCATCAATCATCTGTTCAATCATATTCTTACGACCCATTTTAAAACCCGAGTACCAACTCGACACCACTAATGCGATGATGAAGACTATATGTATTCCTATTAAGATATCACTCATGATTGTATTTAGTCATTATTGGTTGGTTTGATATCATTAATGATATCCTAGTAGTTGTCATAGTCATCAATGTTTAGTTGACTACCCTTTGTCTTTGTCTTTCTCATGTCGAGGATTGGTCTTCCGTAAGCACCCCATAGTTCTACGACAAATTTATAAATTCCGTACCATAATACTAGTGCAAACATATACTTAAGTACAAATACAGTTATATTGAATGGTATGAAGAATAGTCCGATAAGGAAATCCATTACACTTGTTCCTTAATGTAATCTAACATAGTTTGTGCATCAGATACTTCAAATGGGTCTGTTCCTGCATTGTTACCGAATCCTTCTTCACTGAAGACTTTCTCCACAACACCATCGTTGATGACACATGAGTATCTCCACGACCTTGAACCAAATCCTACATTGTCCTTCTGAACTTTTGCACCAATTGATGCAGTGAACTCTAATGAGCCATCTGCAAGAGGTTTGACATTCTTAATACCCAAAGATTCGAACCATGCATTCATTACGAATCCATCGTTGACTGATAAACAGTAGACCTCGTCTATGTTATTTTTCTTTGCAGTAAGTGAACGATACTTCTTATCGTATGCAGGTAATTGTTTTGTTGAACATGTTGGGGTGAATGCACCAGGCAATGCAAATAGAATAACTCTCTTATCTTTAAAGAGTTCATCTGTTGTTACTTCTGTGAATGTCCCCGTGATTCCATCTCTCTGAACGAGTGATACGGATGGGATGGTTTGTCCTTCATATATCATAATATATTCCTCTAAATTATATACCCATTATACTACCTCTAACCAGTTCTGACTAGAGGTTTTTGTATAATTGTATAGTTATTTATACAAGAAAAGTACGACACACTTTGTTAAGTGAGCCTGATTTCATCATGGTATCGAATTTGTCTGCAAGGGAATGAACCGAGGCAGACATGTATGCGTAATATTGCATTTATATCTCCTTTTTATGTTGTATCTTTCAGTCAAGAATGGTATGTTCGGTTTCCCTACTTACTCTTTGTGACCTAGTCGTTACGATTTTGTGTCAATTGTGTGACACAATACTATTTAGACATTTCTATTCTCTAATATATGGGGTGCTATCTTTGCCAAATCTTCTAAGTACATATCCCAAGGGTAGTGTCGTAGACAAGAGGATGCCATTCTTCGTATCTCTTTTATATCATCTCTTTTATATCTACCTCTAGGGTTCTGTAACTCTTTTAGAAACTCTGCAGTGCGTGTTAGTGCGATGTATCTTTCATCTGCCATTGTCATACTAGTTTACTCCTTACTCTCCATCCAAGAGATGAATACCCTCATCTTCAGTTCAGTTTCCATTGCAATTTTAATTCCTGCATTGATTGACGGTACATTCTTTAGAACTGCACCAATGTGGTCTGTATCCATATCACATAACTTAATATACGATAATGGTTGGTCACCGTTAATACCGTATGTTCCCCATTCACAGGCTTCTCTAACCTCTTCATGTGGTTCTGCAAGGGTGACAATCATCCATTCTTCGTCACCATTACAACTAGAACGAACATAGTCTAGTCCACCATCAACCATGTACTCTTTACCGTTCTCATCCTTGTGGGTAACATAGTCATGTCGGTGTCGGGATTGAATAATCGTACCATCGGGGGTACGAAGTGCGTTGCGTATCATACTGTAATCAGTCATGGTACTACATCCTTTATGTTGGTGGGGCTAACAGGACTTGAACCTGTAACCTACGGTTTAGAAAACCGTTGCTCTATCCAATTGAGCTATAACCCCATATTCTGAGGTTATTCTATAGATTACATTTAGGTATTGTTAAGGCTACTCGTCCTTGGTGGTCACGGAACACTTCTAGTGTATCTCCGATTTTCCAACCCAAATGTTCTAAGAGAAGTTCGACATCAAATGAGATGATGTCATTGTTTTTGAAAAGTTTATATTCGACAAAGGTCATGTCGTCAAAACTATAGTCTTTTGACTTTTCCACTGTAAGTTTCCTTATGTTGGTGGTAATGGCGGAAGATATAGGATTCGAACCTATGATACCCGTAAAGGTATGCCAGTTTTCAAGACTGGTGCATTCAACCACTCTGCCAATCTTCCCATGTGGTGGAGTATACTGGGTTCGAACCAGTGACCCCCTGCTTGCAAAGCAGGTGCTCTCCCAACTGAGCTAATACCCCAAGTAAACTATTCTTTAGTTTTAACTCTCTTACCCTTTGGATAACCAGTACGAGGTTTTCTCTTTCTGACTGGTTTCTTTCCATCTACATATGCCTCATTGACATGAGGTGTTGACTTGTCGTCTGCAATGAACTGACCTTTGTCGTTCTTTGCTCTTTTACCCGAGGGTAAGGGTGTTAGAAAAGTCACTAATTTTTTCCAAAATGACATAATATTCTCCTAAAAAGGGGGGTCACCATTGACCCCCGTGATGCATAACTTAAAAGTTATACTGTATTGATGCAGTCAATGAATCTGAAGCAGTTCCATCTAATACATCTTCACCAACCAACAGACCAAATGTGTAGTTACCTACATTCTTAGTCACATTGAGCATGGCAAATGTGTCGTCTTCGTCTCTTAATCCATAGATTAATTTGACATCAACAACAGGTACGAACCAAAGGTCGTAACCAACTTCTGCATAGGTATCATCTGTGTCTAGGTCTTGAAATGCACCTAGTGATAACCCACCGAATGATGCAATAACATATAACTCCTCTAAGGAATCGATATTAGCATCGTAAGTGTAACGTATATAACCCACATCGAGTGAGACCTTATCCGTTACTGCAAGATTGTAACCACCGAAGTAGTCAATCTCTCTTGAAGTTGTATCTCCGAAGTCTACTTGTGATGCCCATGCACCTAGGTAGAATCCTTCTGATTCAACTGTATAAGATGCATGTACTACTGGATTTCCAGCTTGTGATGCACCTCTGAAAATATAGTCACTTCCGTAACCAATACTTCCACTTGTGTCTGCAAAAGCAGACGTTGATAGGACTAATAGTCCTAATAGTATATTCTTCATAATATACCTCCTAAAGTTAATTATACTATAAAATGGTCTCTTTGTCTAGAGGGTTTCTGCAACTTTTGGTACAAAGTCTACACCACCTCTTTTAACCAGTTCATTACGAATCTTTTGATTCAACTTACCCTTTCCCTTTACAAGGTGAGTTTTGTTAAATTCCTCAATAAGTTCCTTCAATGGTGTACATTTCATGTAGTAGTGTACAGTTGTTTTCTTAGTTGACCCTCTTGCAACAGTAACAGCTGTTGGTTTAAATTTGATTGGCATGTGAGTCTCCTATACGAACAGTTCAACTACTTGAATCAGTAGTGCTATTGCTGTTAGTGTTGTTAAAATCTTCAATATTGTTATCTGTTTTCTCATTTCTTTTCCTGTGAAATTGTAAACTGCATTCTGCACCACAAAATATGAATGTACCTTCAGTATTCTCTATCCAGTACTTTATATCTGTTTGTTGTGTAAATGTGTTGCAAACACTACAGTTCATTGTTATTATAATTGTGGTTTATAAAAGGTGACTTGAGTGAATCTCCACTTGTCATCCTTATAGCTATCGTAATCATCAATCCACGCACCATGTAGTTTGTTACCTGCAAAGATAACACATGTATTGAATTGATTAGGGATTACCTTAACCTTTTTAAACCTCTCTTCTACTGGATACATCAGATTCATCTGTTCATTATTTGTAATCCAGTCTCCTGCATAGATAGCCGTTCCACCATCACCTTCCTTGTCCAAGTATACTAACTTGTTCAAGACCGATTCGGAGTCATGACACTCTAGTTTAGAGTCTATGTGGGGGTAGTGTTGTAGTGTAGTGTCATTAATTGTCTTTGATTGAAAACAATTAAACTCGTACACGTTGCCCCAAGTGTACTGTCCCTTCCACCAGTACCTACGACAAATATTTAACAATCTGTCATGATTATTAAAATATTTTCTCGTTGGGTGTCCTATGTTATGGATAAGTCTGCAGTCGTTATAATCGACCGAATTCTTACCTGTTTTAAGTTCGGAATTGTACTTCCATAATGGATAGTCTTGTTCTTGCAACCATTCATAGATTGCATCGGGATTCTTATAGAAGTCTTTGATTGTAATAACACCATCATCATAGACTGGGGTCAATACATCACTAAGTTCAAATAAAGAGTCGTTATCAAAAGATTTACCCATTACTGTCCCCTAATGGTTGTATTTGTTTATAGTTAAAAGGGGGTGAGTTGTCTTTAAACCTTTTTGTATGTGTCAAATTAAATGATATGGATATCCTTTCATAGTCATTGTCATGTTCACCTTTCGGTACTTCATGTTCCAACCACGAAGGCCATATCAACACTTCACCTGCAACTGGATGATATATTATCTGATTAGTTGAAAATCTAGTACCCAAGTATTCAATTTGTTGACATTGATGGTCAATATCTTCAGGGTGTCTTCGATGCATTTCATCTCTGTTATCAAAGATGAAATTTCTAGGTTCATTGGGGTTCTGAAACATAATAGGAGAAGTGTCTTCATCTACTTTAATGTAGAGAGTTCCACTCATTGTTGACCCTTTATGATTGTGTCGTGAATGACTATGTTCTGATTGATATCGATTGACCCATATAAAACAGTCTATCTCATCTCTAGTACAATCATACACCTGTTTGTTACTATATCCCGAACCCATAAGTTCTACATAAGTATCCTTAAGTTGGGTCACAATAGATGACATCCAATCTTTCTCTGCAAATGTCTGTCGGACATTCTCATCAAAGTAATTAGTGTAGTTTTTTCGGTCTTCATCCCCTTGGAGTTCTAACATCTTTTCAACTTCATTACGAATATCTGTAATGATATTTTCAAAAGGTAATTTTAGTTGAGCACGATGTATGTTTATCGGAAACACCGAAAGTGTGTTCATCTCTATGGGTTGGTATCTCATCCCCATTGATGGGATGTTGTCAATACCTACAGTACTTTTCACTCTTTTCATAATATTATTTAGGGTCGTTTATTTGACCTCTACCTTGGCTCCAATTGCTGGTTGGTCTTTGATGGTTACATTTCTATAGTAAACCACGACTTCACCCATCTGTTGAATGTAACGTCTGAGTTCTTGATTGTTCTGAATCATAATCTTATAGTCACCAACAGTTGTTGCAACAAATACTACGTCACCACTATTCTGTTTCTTCATCTCATCGATGAACTTATCAAGGTAAGTGTAACCAACTGGCCACTCGGGATTCTCTCTGTCCTCTAATGCACAAGTCTTTGGTCTTTTGTCTTCTACCTTCTTACAGTTGTTTGCAATTTTTGCTTCTGATACTACAAACCATTTTGGTGCAGTAAGGTCTAATGGTCTTGGTAAGACTGGTTGGATAATTTCTATCTCTATAGGTTTTGATACAACCTCTATGTTTTTTGTTCCAAATAATGAACACCCACTAATCGTTAGTGCTAGTGTCAAGATTGCTAATGTTCTTAGTGTCATCTTCTATTCCCTCCAATACGTCAACCGTTCCTTTGTTAAATCTGAGTTCCATAAGGCCTGGTTTGACTTGTGCCAGTCTCTCAAAATTGTGTTTTGATAGAATCTCTAAGTACCTTGACTTCTCCTGTTCTATCTCATTGTTTCTACGACTCATGTTTTGTAAGGACTTTGATTGCTTCTCAAAACTCTCCTGTACAACTCTAAGAGTCTCTTTCTGTTCCTCTACTGCACTCTCTAACTTAATGTTATTTGCAGTGAGGGTTATGTTCTCTTGATAAAGGAAGTATCCTCCCATTCCAAGCACGACTATGACACCGATTAATAATTGATTCATTAATCTACCTCCACGATTTTAACTTCAAGTCCTTTAACAGAACGAATTTCGACCATATTCTTGGTCTCGTAATCTCTGAACTTGAGGTGTTTGGGTTTATTAATAGATATATTCCTAGAAATATATTCCGATTTGTACATCGCACCCGAACCCGAGTCTGATTGACGATATATTGTGATTTGGTATTTGGTCTTGAATAGGTTCTTAAAACCTGTCCATACCCTACCGAAGAATCCTTTGACTCTTGATAATTTAGACATAATTAATCCATCCTGTAACGATATATTTGTTACTTTTTAGAGGTGGGTTACCTCTGTGTGTATGTGTGAACCCTGCAGGCCAGATAAGAACATCTCCCTGTTTTGGGGATATCCTAAGTGATTGGTGTTTGAATTCCATCTCACCCCCATCTTCTACATCATTTAAAAATATAGTCCATACCAATACTCTATAATTTTTAGTCTTAGCACGTTCCCAGTGCCATGTATGAAAACCTTCAGTGGGTTGAGTCTTCTGTATCTTTCCTTCAAACACTCCTAACTCATCGTCTTTTAGTCCTTGTAGGTCTGTATAGTGAGGTATGCATTCATGTTTAAGTGTATCAGTTAAGAAAGGAACTATTTCTTCACCTTGAAATGGATATTCTTCCATGTGATTTTTTGTGAAGCTTTCAAGATTCAATGAACGGTCTTCGACCGAGTGACGCCTATGAGGGCCTCTTGAGTCAGTAAAACCGAGTTGTTCATAGTTATCGAACTGTCGTATGGTGGCATCACATATTTCTGCAGGTATCTTTGCAGGATACAACCATATGTGGTCTCCTAGATATTCAGTTTTAAATTCAGTTTGTTCCATAGTATTATTTAGTGTTTATTTTTGAATACAAAAACAGGTAAAAAAAACCCCAATCGTAATTGGGGTCGTTAGGTATAAAAAATGAAATTCCCTAACTTCTTAACTCTTTTAACTGGTTGATGGTATCTTCTGCACTCGTGTGTAGTATTCCTATTCCACCATGTTCAACCCATGCATCAAGGTTTTTCTGTCTGTCATCAACGAGGACACTTCCCTCTATTGCGAACATACCTTTCTGACTTCCTGTCATGGTGCAAGTAACAACAACAGTAGGACTCACATGTTCCTTAATCCATTCTTGTTTGTCCCAAACCACTAACTCTCTGTTCACTGTACCAGCTGCAGTTAGGATTTCCCAAGGAAGTCCTGTATGTCTGACATACCCAACCAAGTCGTGCATATCTTCCATAGGTGGTAAGTGTCTGAACAATCTCTTGTTAGTTAACTCTTCCTTTCTCTCATCATAGTCATTGTGACCTTGAAGAGTATTTGGGAAAGGTGTTCCTGTAAGTGTTTCGACTCCTGTATTGAAGTCGGCAAGGACTCCGTCCATGTCTAAGAATATTCTCTTTATTTGTTTATTTTCCATACTGTAAGTATACCATTAAATGACACGCACTGTCAAGTGTTTTATGCAACCAATTCTCTTGTTTTGAACCATTGTCCGAGAGCTTCATCGGATAGACATTTACTTCCATCCACCATGATGTACTCAACATGGTAACTCTCAACATCTCTTGTTCCACTAGACTCATAAGTCCAAACTTGAACCCTAGAAAGAATTCCGTCTCTCATGTAACCCATGTCACCATTCTCAGTGACTTTCTTAGAAGTCCACTGACCCTTCTCATTCTTCTCAAGAAGGTAAGGAGTCTCCCACTCTTCAATGTGGTCTGACAAATTCTCTTCGTCAATCAGTTCCCAATCTAGGACATATTCCATAGATGCAGGATTCTCATACGAGTGGATGAATGCAGTCTCTTCGACAAGACCTTCAAGGTACTCAGTGTTAACGAAATCTATATCTGTAATCAGATATGATGAACCACCTTTAAACTTCCAATATGGTTCTGAAACACCATGTTCATAATCTTCATTATGAGCTGCATAGTTTTCTTTGTATTGGGTTTGAATTATTAGGTTTAACATATTGATTTTCCTCTTTGATTTCTCATTATATACATAGTATAACAGAAAATAGGGGTCATTGTCAAGTTTTTACAACCAAAAAGTCTGCAATAATCTCTCTTCTTTACGATAGGCTTCTAGTTCCCATGGTTGACGACTATAGGGGGTCTTTGCATGGTAGACAGTTTTGTAGTTTCGCATCATTGGAGATAGGTCTCCCTTGATGAATTGTTTTGCATGGACTAGTTCATGAGCAAGTGTTTGCATCATCTCTTCAAGGGGTATTTTGACACCTTGTGTCTCTCTTGAGAGGTGTATCTCAACCTCGTTACGGTCTCCCCAACAGAGTCCGTATGCACCATCATCACATTCCTTAGTGACATTGATGTATATATCAATGTCTCTTCGAAGTCGTGGCATTAGGTAGGTTAGGATGGAACGGACGTATGTGTTAATACGTCTTTTTTGAGCAATTTGACCTGTAAGGTAGATATTAATCATCGGTATTGATTCTCTCTCTATTCTTGATACAGTCATTATCTCACTTTATGGGGGTCATTGTCAACTCTTTTCGACCCCTTTCACCTCTTTTTTGTCCTTATTATCGGGCTTTTGACCCTTATTACCAAAGATTAAGTCCCAATTTGATGCATATTTCTTATCATCAGCGTTACGTCTCTTTGACCCCTTTCCACCGTGCCATTGGTTAGTCATCGTCTTCTACTAGTTCTTCTACATGTTCGGGGTCAATATCTTCTCCACAAAATGGACACTGATTGACCTCATAGATGTCATCATCCATACTGTATTGAACTACGGCTTGTGAATAACATGATTCACATACTATGTGTACTTTCAAGTGGTACTCCTATTATTTCTTCATAAAAATCACTAAACTCCAATACCTTACCATCTTTAGTGACATAAGGTAGTGGGTCTTTGATGTCTTTATAGGGGACATCTAACCCTGCGTAGTACTTCCTTACTAAATTAAACTCCATTGGAATCTTCTTAAAAACATGAGTGTACCTTATGTCTTCAACAGTCTCCAAATTGGGGTTGTTTAGATAAAGGTGGTACTCCACACTAGTCTTCCCAGTTTTCTAATAACATCTCATAGTTATAGACACCGTCATCTAGGTCAACTTTAACCCATGTCTCTGCATCCCAAAAGGGTCTACCATCTTCATCTTCTTGCCAACTGTTTTGAAGGAGAATACCATGTTTAACTTTGTAACCAATTTGGGTACCATCTGACATGTGTTTAAGTTCAACACCAGTATGTTTTCCCCCTTGAGCAGGTGGGTTATCGGCACTGGGAGGAAAATTCAGTCCTTCCATACCACTACTTTGTTCATCTTGTAGAACTTTTTGTTTTTGGGCTAAGACAGTCAAGTTATCAGCAAACCATGAGACTAATCCATCATATCCTTCAAGATTTTCAATCACATCGTCTGTGATAACTCTGATTTGTGGCATACTTTTTGCAGTTGGAAACTCCTGCAGGAGTTCTTCTTTAGTGAAGTGTTCGTCCAAAATACCATAGTCAAATTCTAGAGAATTCTTTTCACAGAATGCTTTAGCTTTTGTACAGTTTGGACAATCGGTTTTACCGAAAATTTCAATTACTCTTTTCATAATATATTCCTCAATATTACATATTTTCTAGGTTAAATCGGACATGGTCATAATTAGTTAGACCATCTGATAAATCACACGGAGTGTAATTTTCTGAATCCCATTCGTTCTTTGTCGCATTGATGAGTGCGCACTCATTTAACACATCATCTATTAGTTTATAGACTTTTCGTGTGGTTTCATCTTTAATTACATTTGGCATTTCTTTTGTTCTCCTTTAAGAATTGTACTGTTATTTATAACGAGAAACCACTGAAGGTATCATCATCTACATCTTGTTTAATACCACCAATTACATAAGATTCTATCTCTGTTTCTTGTGGTGCATTTTGTAATCCTCTACTGTTGAACCAATGTTCAGTCCATGGTAAAGGGTTGTTTGTACTTGAGATGTCATATATAGGTTTTAACCCAATTGCACGCAATCTCTTGTTTGCAGTGTATTCCACATAGTTACCTAGTAACTGAGTAGATAGTCCAATCATAGAACCATGTTGGAATAAGAACTCAGCCCAATCTTTCTCTTGTTCTACTGATTCTCTATACATATCGTACACTTCGTCTTCACAGTCCTTCATGACCTTAGTCATCAATGCATCTTTCTCTTGATTCTTGTAACACTTCAGTATGTGTTGAGTGATTGCAAGATGTTGTGACTCATCCCTTGCAATAAGAGAGATAATCTTTGCACTACCTTCCATAAGTTTCAACTCACCGAATGCAAATGAACATGCAAAGGACACAAAGAATCTAATTCCTTCTAAGATGTTCACTGATATCAATGCAAGGTATAATGCTTTATACAATTCGTATTCATCAACCTTCTGACCTATCAAGTGTTTTCTACCTAAGAGAATGAAGTCATCGTATCTCTTCGTTACTGTCTCTGCACGAGCAATGATTGCTGGTTCGTTAAGGATGGTATCAAACACATCACTTGGGTCACTATAGATGTTCTTTATAATGTGAGTGTAACTTCGTGAATGAATGGTCTCCATGAAATCCCATGTGATGACACATGACTCTAATTCGGGTAGTGTTATAAATGGTAAGAATGCAATTGCAGGAGCACGACCTTGAACACTATCTAGTAGTGTTTGGTATCTGAGATTAGATGTAAAGATGTGTTTCTGTGATTCAGATAACTTCTGATAATCACCTCTATCTTTCTGTAATGATACTTCTTCAGGTCTCCAAAAGAAACCTAATTGTGTTTGTGTTAGTTTGTCAAAGATTGGGTACTTAAACTCATCAAATCTTTGAGTGTTCAATTGTTCACCAAAGAATAGTTTCTCTTTGGTAAAATTTACTTTCTTTTTGTTAAATACTGTCATCTTCTATCTTCTCTGTGGTATACTCATCAAAATTATTTTCGGATGATTCGTTTTTTGTTATACTATATGCTTTATTCCACTCTATTTGTCTTTTTGTTTTTTCAGCAGGTCTTTGTTCTGTGGAAAGGTATTTAGAACCAATCCAGTCGTATGCCATCTCCTCTCCTACATTTTGTCCAACTGCACCTTTGGTCATATAGAAATGAATAAACATGTGATAAGAGTAATCACCCATAAGTGTATCTCTCCAGTGTGCAACATTTGGGCCTTGATATAATAATATGTCTCCTGGCTCTAATTCAATTGCAATACTCTTTCTTTTTCTAATTGGAATACCTTGTGTCTTGGCTTTTGCATCCTCATTCCAGTTGGTCATTGTCCAATTCTTAGTATTGTCTACCCATATCTTCCATGGTTTATTGTCATCTGTTTTATAATCTAGACATATAGTAGTTGATACTTCACATTCGGGTCTATCTGAATGTACACCTAGGTATGCACCTCTGTCATACTTCCTAGTGTAAGAGTATGTTGGGATTAAATCGAAATCAAAATTCTTTTTAAGTATCCCCCACATAAGTTCTTGCATAGCAACACCCATAGGTAGATTGTGATTACCATTGGATTTATTTTTACTTTCATCAGGCACATGTTCTGTGGTAATTATCTCTTCACGTTCAAAGAATTTATTATACTCGGGTTGGTGTTCCATTGTTTTCCAAGTATCCAATGCAAACTGTATAATTTCTTTTGGGATTGCATTTCTTATAACTGCAAATCCATTATTGATATAATCGTAAGTGGTCTTACTAATATCACCTTTGAATTTTACATTCTTAGGGGTCTTTACAGCAAAGTTGTTATCGTCACCTGTAAGTTTAATAGTTTGTATTTTATATCGCACAGGCATCGCAGTCTTCCCCATCATCTATAATCTCACCTTGTGGTAAGGGTTCATCTTTAACGACATCCTCTGTCTTCCCATCCATAGTATTTTGGTAATATGATGTCTTCCAACCATATTTGTAAGTGTTCAACATATCTTTCGCCATTACTGATACTGGTACTTCTCCGTTTTCATAGTTCTCAGGATTATACGACCAGTTACCACTGATTGCTTGGTCAAAGAACTTCTGCATCACTGCAGCTACTTTGATATATCCATCATTATTTGGCATATCCCATAATAGAGTGTAATGACTCTTTAACATGGAATACTGGGGTACTACTTGTTTCAATGTACCCTTCTTAGACTTCTTAACACTAAGGTAGTCTCTTGGTGGTTCAATCCCATTCGTTGCATTAGAGACCACTGAGGAACTCTCAGAGGGCATCTGTGCAGTAAGGGTGGAGTGTCTTAGTCCATGAACCTTAATTCTAGTTCTCAATACTTCCCAATCCATCAACAATTTATTAGGTGTGATTTCATCAACCTCTTTCTTATAGTGGTCAATAGGTAACAGTCCTTGTGCATACTTAGTTCTGTCATAATATTCACATGCACCCTTCTCTGATGCAATCTGATTAGATGCACATAGTAAATGGTACTGAAACTTCTCTGATAACTCATGCACTAGTCTATGTGCTTCGGGGTCATCATACTTAACCTTGTTCTTTGCAAGGAAATGTGCAAGACCGATGTAACCAATACCTAGTGACCTTCTTGCAAGTGTTGACCTTTCTGCAGCTACAACTGGATACTCTTGGTAATCAATTAACTCTTCTAGTCCTCTTACTGCAAGGTCACACATTTCACTAAGTTCTTCCATCTTGACTATACCGACATTGATTGCACTTAGAATACATAATGCAATCTCTCCTTCTCCATCAATATGTTGAATAGGGTCTGTTGGTAGTGTAATTTCTTGACAAAGATTACTCATGTTAATCTTGTCTGTAAAACTACTGTGAGAATTGCAATGGTCTATATTCATAATATAGATTCGTCCTGTCTCTGCACGTTCTTTTAATAAGTCCGTAAACAATTCTCTAGCAGATATCTTCATCTTTGGAACACTACTTTTACGTTCATACCTTTCGTATAATTCGTCAAACTCATCGGTTCCAAATGCATCATATAACTTTGGTGCATCATGTGGTGAGAACAATGTAATGTCCTCGTTCTTCATAAATCTTTCATAGAATAGTTTTGATATCTGAATACTGTAATCCAGTTTTCTTACTCTATTATCTTCAGTTCCCTTGTTGTTTTTGAGTACAAGGATGTCTCTTATCTCTTGGTGCCATATTGGGAAATGTACTGTTGCACTTCCACCTCTAACTCCGTTCTGAGTACAACTTCTTACTGTTGATTCAAACTTCTTAAGGAAAGGTATCACACCAGTGTGTTGTACTTCTCCACCACGAATCTTTGAACCAAGTCCTCGTATTCTTCCTGCATTAATTCCAATACCAGCTCTTTGTGCAACATATCTTCCGATTGCCATGTCACTCGAAAAGATTGAATCGAGGGAATCTGCTGAATCAACGAGTACACATGATGCGAACTGCCGTAAGGGTGTACGCACTCCTGCCATAATGGGTGTTGGAATGTTAATCTTGTACTGGGATATTGCATCGTAATACTTTCTGATGTATTCAATTCTATTCTCTCCATATGACTTAAACAGTGTCATTGCAATTAACATATACATGAACTGAGGTGTTTCAAATATCTCTCCGTTACTTCTGTCTTGTACTAGGTACTTGTCCACAATCTGTTGTAGACCTGCATAGGTAAAAGTTAAGTCACGGTTATGTCTGATGTATTTGTTGCACTCTGCAATCTGTTCTTTTGAGTAGTGATTAAGAATGTCTTTATCGTACACACCCTGTTTGATATTCCTATCAATAATATCACCAAGTGGTGGATAGATTTCACTGTCCTTCCATTTGGTATTGAACACTACTTTCTGTACTCCAAAGAGTAACAGTCTGGCTGCAACAAATTGGTAGTTTGGATTTTCAAGTGATATCAAATCACTTGCAGATTTTACTAGTATACTTTGTACATCTTTTGTTGTAATCCCATCATAAAACTGTAGTCCACTATTCATCTCTACCATAGATTCAGAAACACCTGTAATATCTTTACAGGCTTTCTCTACCATCTTGTGAATTTTGTGGAGTTCTATATCGACCTTTGACCCATCTGACTTTAAAACTTTAATAACCGACATCATATCCTCTTATACTCCATAAATTTTGCTTTTGCACTAAGGCCGTGGAAAGTGCATTTGTCTATTATATCAATTACTTCAGTTACGGTCAACCCGTTTTTTATCATATCGTTGATATCTTTTAATCCATCCAGTCTTTTATCATTCCAAATCACCACACTATAACCAAGGTCAATTACTTCTTCTAGTTTCTTAAGTATTTCCTTGTTTCTTGGTTCATTATCAAATATCAAAACTGCATTGTCTTTAATGACATCGTCAATCTTTTTGAAGTCACTACCTGCAACTGCAATAGAGTTGGGTAGGAATAAACTATCTAGAGGCCCTTCAGTCACGAAGATAGTTTTAGTTTTGTCCACGTTATGTAAATTAAAGATGAGTGGCAAATCATCTCGGAATCTCATAGTTAAATATCTTAGTGGTGAGTCGTTAATGGCTCTTCCACTTAGACCTATGAGTTCCCCTTCCTCACTATAGAAAGGTAATACGATTCTTGGGTCTGTTCCAAGAACTCGGTCTTTATACTTAGGTGATAAGTAACTTAAGTTCTGAGGTGCTGGTGTGTAATATAGACTACTGTAATGCTCGGATGGTATCTTTCTATCTTCTAGATACTTCCTTGCAACTGCAACTTCACTACACGGTTTCATCAAAATCTTAAGATTTTCTTCACTCATAATATCATTCTTATTTAGGATATCTGTTCGTGGTACAAACTTAAAACTGTTGGCAGATGGCATTTTATGTCCACTTGCATGTTTCTTTGGTTTGACTCCCTTTTCCTTCATCCACTCCTTCATATACTCCTTATGAATCATAGAGAAGTTGTCTTTTAAGAAGTTAATTGATGATGTAGATTTACCACAATTATGACATTTATAGACAAAACTTTGGTCTACCACAAAGTGGTATCCACGAGCTTTATATGCATTCTTTTGAGAGTCTCCACAATAGAGACACGAGTGGTTAAGGGTGGTATCACCCTTCCATTTGGCATTGTCCAATGAGGACATCACCATACTTAAGTATTTTTTTTCTAACCATATCATAAGTACCATTATACATGATACCCATGATATTGTCTAGAGGTATTTCTTAACTTTCGTCTGGCACGTGTGGTGCAGGTTCAGCCTTTTCATCTGCAATTGAAGCTTCAAGTTTAGACACGTTTTCTGACCACATTTTGTGTGCAGTTGCGTGTGAATCTTTTGCTGATTTCATCTGTTCAGGTAAGAAGGTCTCTTCTGTTACCAGTTCGGGTTCGATAGCTTTGAGTTTTTCCAGTTTATACTCTAAATCTGTTTGTGACATGTTAATCTCCTAATTTGTTTAACTTATTATTTATTCTTTAATGATTCCAATCCACCCTTTTTTGGGACTTGAATCACATATCTTGTTTCATTTATAACGGGTTTTTCTTCTTCCGTTTTTCTTGCAATTAACCCTACACTACTAATCAATAGTAACACTGCAAGTGGGTCAAACACAAAGATAAGTGCAAAAATGACCCATCTTACTGCATTGTCAAGGTACTTGACAGACTCTTCTTGACCATAAATTACCTCTGCAATGTACTTGATAGGGCCAATCTCCCCTTCTTGTTTCAATTGTTCTCTTTTTAGTGGCATCAACTCTTCATTATATGCAACCACTTGGTCTATTATACCATCCATGTCCTCAGCAATCAACCCCCTTTCTTCTTTTTGTCTACGGTCAATGTAGTTACGGTCTTTGGGTTGTGCAGTTGCAATGATGGTGTCTAGTCCCTCTAGACGGGTCTCTAGACGTTTTAGTTTACCTTCCTCACCACTGATACGTTTCTCTATGATGGACATCTCTAATGAGAAGGAGTCACCTTGTAGTGTTTGGTCGATGTTTGCTTTAGATAGGAATCCAAAGATACCTAGTGATGTGATTAACATTAACACTATGACACTGGTCACTAGATACCATTTTTGGTAGTTTAACTTATCCCATAGTAAATGGATGTAGGCTGCAGTAACTAACTTACCAAACTCTAGTACACTTGCCATCACGACAACACTCAAGTATGCACCTGCAAATATTGTTGCAAGTCCTAACACGGAAAAGTATGCAGCTATTACTGCAATTCCAATAGAGGTACCTAGGGCTAGGTAATTCAACCATTTCATAATTTATCTTCTAGAAATCAAATCAAATATCTTTGATGGTACTTGTTTCTTTTTCTTTTTGACAATAGGTACATCTGTCGATACTGCACTTCCAGTCGCATTCATCGCTGCATCTTCCCATTGTTTCTTGTTTTCTTCGTAGGTTCTGTCTCTTTTTTTCTTATCGTAAGTCATCTGATGTCACCAATACCCTGTGTTCGTTATTTACATAACCCACATATACTTTAACTCCAAATATTGTACTTAGTTCTTCAACTATATGTACTGGAGTTTTATTTTGAAATAATATGGTACCTTGTTCTAAATCTCTCTTCAGATTGTATACATTTCCCTTATACAATTCATCCAGTTCTATAACTTCATCCAACATTGTGGGATAGAATACACCATCTTCTTTTATGTGAGTGTAAAACTTCTCACATAGTTGTTCTGTTTCTTCAGGACTTAGTTTACACTCTTCCTTCAACAATGCAATTGCAATTGCATATGAAGCAAACGCAGTCTTACCAAAGGGTACCTTTTGAATAATACGTTTAAGATTGAACACTAAACGATGTAGTGCATTAATAGAAGACTCTTCTGCAGAATTTGACGGGGTCTTGTCCTTGAGTCTTAGTCCATTCTTATCAATAAGTCCAAATTTGAACGCATCAAATTTATTAAATGGTGTTACCAACATTTTAAGGATTTTGAATACTATGATTGTGTCTATAATTGCCATATAACTATTTAGGTTGTTTTAAACCTCTACCTTAAGAAATGGAGCCCGCAACAAGATTCGAACTCGTGACATCTTCATTACAAGTGAAGTGCTCTACCAACTGAGCTATACGGGCGTGTTTTATAATTCTCTAAGTCTCGATGCAAGGGTAAGGTCTACAACTGAGTCTACTTTAAATGACTCATCGACATACCCAAGATAGAGTAACATTGTTTTGATTGAAGACCAGTAATTCCCATCTTTAATCTTAAACTCCAACATCCTCATACATGCATCATAACCAAATACATTGAATATGCATATAAGATGATTTAACATGAGACGTTCTCTCAGTTCACCATTTTCATGGTATCTATGGAGAAGTCGTTTAAGATATCTAAACCTTCTCAAGTCTTCTTGGAATTCCTCAATGTCTGAACATTGAGGGTCATCGTAGTGTTTCATTGCAAAGGCTGTAAAATTCTTTGCATTTATTTTATCAAAAAGACCCATAATATTATAATTTAGTTTGTTTGTAAAAGTATTTATACAACAATTTCTAGGGGTGCATTCAACTCATCCCATGAAGTTTCATAATCAGACTCACCGTCTGCAAACTTCATTACACCTAATTTTTCGTACTCTTCTATAAGTCTGTCGGGTAAGAGTCCAACCTTTTTTAGGTTAGGGACGATTCTAGTAAAAAGGAGTTCTTGGAATTGATTATTCAATACAGTACCCTCGTACCATATTGCAGTCTCTTCTACATCGAAACCATAGTGTTCCCAACATTCAAATTGTTTAAATCTATGTCTCAACACATTACATGCTTCTAAACAGAAGTCTTCTCTCTCTACGAGTTCTTCAGGGGTAAGTGTTTTAACAAACTTTTCTAAGTAATTGACTCCAAAGGTAACATGTCTAGCTTCATCTCTAATTACTAGTGTAAGAATATTCCTTAACACTGGGTCTTGAGTTGTAGACCTTATAGTATTGAAAATTGCAAGTGCAAGACCTTCAATAATAATCTGCATTCCTATGAATTTTAAATCCCACCTTTCATCGGTCAATACTTTGTCCAATAGGGATTTTAGAGGAGCACCTACAGAAAATATCTTACCTACTCTTGTCTGTAAGTATTTGTTGAACACTTCTACATGTCTTGCTTCATCGAATGTTTGTGAAGCTGCATATAGTTTTGCATTGAAAGTGGGAGCGCATGATGCAAGTTGAGATGCAACTAATAATGCACCTTGTTCACCATGTAGTAATTGTGAGAGTGTCCAGTGTTGTAAGTCTTTAACAAAACTTTTTTGTTTTTCATCTGATAGGTTTGAATAACCTTCGTGGTGTTTCCATTCATTATGGAAGAACTGATGTACCATAGGATTTTCATCACCATTGGGTTCATCCCAATTGATATCCTTTTCTGCATTCCAGTTCTTTGCCTTACCAAGTTCATATAGTTTCTTGATTCTATCGTCTTGGACTGTATAGTCCCAGTTATATGCACCTGTTAAAGGAGTGTTGAAAATCTCTACAACATCATCGGGTTGGAGTTCTTTTTCTACTGGGTAGGATGTCTCCTCAAAAGAGAGGAGGGTTTTAGGCGGAGAGGTAACTTTAGTTATCTTCATAGTTCTTTCATAATGTAGGGGTTGGGTTAGATTGAACCGTATACCTTAAATGAACCTGTCTGCAACTTCTCAAGTTTAACAGTTAGATTTAGGGTTTCAGTTTTAGTTTCGAACTCATCGAATGGTGTATCCACTGACTTACCAAACTGGTCACCATATCTAGTGAACCCAATAGTATGTGTTCCTGATTCTGTAAATTCACCGTGGTCAATTGCACCAGTTTCAGTAGTTGAAAGACCTAATTGATGAAGTTTTGCTTCAATTTGTTTCAATGCAGCTTTAGGATTAAGATATTCTGACACTGCAGTGTGTCCAAGAATTGCATTAATCTTTGCTTTTACTTCTGCACTATCCAAATCATAAGGTTTTGGTGTTGATGATAAACCTGCGGCACCACTACCATCATGGTCTTCTATTATAAAATCTCTAAACTTTTTCATATTATTATCCTGTTTGTTAAGTTAAATCCCATCCTTTGTTGGGAGTTGTCAATGAACTGTAGAAAGAAGTTTGGTTTGTAACACCCAATACAATCATAGGACATCCTGCTATTTGATTATACTGAAATACATGAGCACCATTACCTTCTGAAACCAATTGATTTTTATGGAATGCTTTTTGTGTATTACCAGTTATGAAGATAAACGATTTATCTTTACCAATAGTCTTCATATACTCCATCATTGTATCAACATTCGAAAGTCCATGAACATCACTATTTTCTTCCCAAATTTTTAAAGTCTCTGCTTCGGTCATAAGACCAAGAATTGTAACCATTGATGTGTCTGCATAATTAGCATCTAGTGCAATTAGTTTTGGGTTATAACAAACTGCAGTTACCAATGTTTCGTGTTGTCTTCGAGGGTCGTCTGACCAACCGAGGGATGGAACCCATCCTTCAGGAGGAGTCCAACCTAATGCTGGTGCTTTGGGTTCTACTAAGAGTCTATATCCAATGAATGCACCATCATTTAAGTACTTCCAAATAAAACTATTTGGTAATGCAAGTAATGTATCGTGATGTGCAAAATAATTAGTCTTCTTTGCGGCATCATCTGCACCAAAAAGAATCCCCTGAGCTTCTAGTCTTTCTATATTCTCTGCAGTCCAAATTAAATTCTTTTCTGCATCTGATAATGCCGAAGTACTAAACTCTGAAGTGTATGCCATTTCCTATCCTTTATAAACTAATTATTAAATTATGCAACTGCAGTTATGTTACCAGCAGCAGTTCCGATTCCAACAACAGAAGTAATTGTACTTACAGTAGCAGTTCCTTTGTCCTTAATCGTTCCACCAGCAAGTGCAACAGGGTTAACACCGATTGAAAGTACATCGTCAGCAGCGATATCTGCAGATGCAGCTGCAACTACTAGACTGAATGTAAGTTCGTTAGTACCAGTTCCACTAGCATATACTAATGAGTGTGGGCCTCTTCCTGTTCCTGTTCCTTCATTACCGTTAAGTACTGAAAGTGTAGGACTTCCTGTTACGTCAACTGCTTCGTTGAATATAACTTTTGCAGATAGTGTTGAACCAACAGACACGTCATGTGCAGTTGAAATCCAATCAATATCAGTAATGTCAGCAGCACCAAGTGCAACGGTAAAGTTTTTCATTGCAACAAGTGTTTCAGTTCTAACTCTAGAACCTACTGTTGTTGCTAATTCCCATCCGTGTGGTTTTGCTTGTGTTTTTGTTTTCTCAGCATCAGATAACCAATTTGGTTTAGATTCTGTTCCTGAAGTGTGTCCCCATAATGCCATTTTATTTTCTCCGTTTATCTATTAGCAACCTTTAGGATTGCGTTATAAGTTGTTTTGAAAGATTTTATATCTTTCTGTAAAAGTCGTAGGTATTTAGACCTTTCCGTACTCTTAATTTTCATTAATATATCATATACTTTAGATGCATCATCAGCTTTCAACTTCATTTTTTTCATGTCGTCTGTTCTGATTTCTGTATCTTTTCCAGTATCCTGAATAGATGCTAACTGAGTTAACATATTTGCATCAGGTCTTAACTGCATACCTACTGCTGTTGATGATAATGCCCAAAGTGCTCTTTGGATAACATCTTCTTCTTCAGCTTCTTTATACTTCCCACCAGCCATTGAACTGATTTTATTAAGAAGAACTTTCAATTCTTTTTCGTTCTTTGCCTTTGCAACTGCACGAGCAACCTTTTGGTTCCCTGCATCAGACATCATTCCGAAGTCTGCAACCTTTTCCATGACGGCATTGACCTTTTTGGCCTCACCTTTCATATAACCGAGTTTTTTAATTTTCTCTTTAAAGGTCTTGTATCTAGCGTCAACTCTATCCATAGTATTATCTACTCTGAGTCCGATTCTTTTTCTTCTTTCTTACCGTCTTTACCAGCTTCTGAATCACTATTCCAGTTGTTATCGATGTAATCAAAGAATTCTTTCTTCTTATCACCTTCTAATTCATCGGGTGATGTAACTCCAAACTTCTTTAACACACCGTCAAAGAACTTTTTATATTCTGCAGAACCTTCTGCAATTTTTTTTGATGCTTCGATTAACGAATCCGTTAACCCTAATTGAAATCCTGTGAAACTCATTGTTCTAGTTCTCCCTTATCGAAATAATCGAATAGTTTAGTTTTGTTTTCTTCGTTAAGTTCCATTGATTTTGCAAGTCGTCCTAACATGTTTTTTTCAGTAAGTTTACCAATAGATATGTCTTTTTCTAAAGCTTCAATCACTTCTTCTGCTGTAGACTCTTTTTCTACTTCGACTTCTTCCTTGTTCAGAATCTTTTGAGTGTTTACTTTACCAATCAAAGTGAAAATGGTGTCTCTTGCTTTTAGGACTGCTTCGTAATCTTTATTATACTTACTGTCCTTAAGTTCTTTGTCACCCATCTTTACAATAGACTGATATCCTTTTAGAACTGACTGCATGTCCTTAGACAATTTCTTTAATGCATCAACCTCTTTATCAGTGACCTCTTGTAGTACAGGTACATCAAAGTTTTCCAATAGCGCATCAATCTCCTCTGAGATGATGTCATCTTCGGTTTTAACAACTGTGTTCTCCTGAATTCCAGTACGAACCTGTTGCAGTATTTCTTTCCAATTTTCTGATTTAAAACTCATATGTTTATTTATGTAATTTGAATTCTAAGTACCAAGTTATTCTGTCCTTTTAACAGTCTATGGTACCCCATTTTAGGTATTCTGTATGTCATACCCACCTTTAACACTTCAGGAAGTTTATCATCTAACTGAAGCTTCCAATTAGTTCCTGATAATACATGTACAAGTCGTGACTCTCTGTCTCTATGCCAGACCAGTTCGTCTTCTTCAACCGAATCAGTGAAAGTTCTAATTATGAACTTAACTCCTGTTCCGTGTTGTTCTGTAACCTCTTCACTGTAAGGTTTAGTCGTCACCTTCATAGTAGTTGTCCGATTTCTCTCTGTAACCATAAAAACTACCCTCTTTTACAGGTGCTTCTAGGTCAAATATACCTTGAACCCAATTCTCTGCAGTATTCTCTGCATATGTTTCTGAATGACCATGCACCTTTCTAGTTGCACTCCAATCATCCTTTTCGTATAACTCTACTTCAAAACCCTTTACTGTCTTAAAGACTTCTGCCTTTCTTTCACCTTGACTAAAGGTGTGATATAATTCTTTTTCCATACTAGTATATATGGTTTACCAAAAGAAGCTTCCACCACCACTTAAACCTAACTGTTTTGCATAATACGGCAATCTACATGCCCAATATCCTGCAGTGGTTTTGTCATTCTTAGTGTCACATTTATGTCTTGCAACAAAACTCTTTCGTGCTTCGGGGTTGTTTAACTTGACCTTAAGTCCTGTAGTGTCTCCCCATGTTATCTTTTTAATCTTGTCTCCGTCTTTGACGTAAACATAATACTTCTTTGAACCACCGACTTTAGGTGAGTTCAATTTAGGTTCCTTTTCATCTTCTTCCAGTATCATAGGACAATCTAATGGTACCATATTACCCTCATAGATTTCAAATTCACCTAAATCCGTCTCAATGATTTGTCTATCTACTTCAGTAAGTCTAAATCTTCCTTCTGCAAGTCTCTTCCTTGCTTCTTTAATGACCTCAAAATACATCATAGAACCCAATCTAAAGGGATTGTCGGTTATATTAGTGTTAGTCTCTTGTAGACTATCGACTGTCTCATGGATAGCCATATCCTTGAAAGTTTTCATTACTTCGCCATTACTTTATGTTTTGTAAGTAGTGCTTTATAGTTTTTAGATGCGTCTTTGAATTTTTGACCTTGTTTTTCGTAAAATTTTCTTTGAGAAGTACCTTCATCACCCATAGGAACAAATACACCCGACCATGCAGTGTCATATTCCTTTTTTGCATCCATGATTTGTTTCTGAACATTATCTGGCAACTCTCTTAACTTGTTTATATTTACCATTTCGACCATTAAGTCTTCGTCTAAGTTTACACTTGCATTACGTTCTTTAATTATTTGCACTAATGATTTCATGTTATTTCTCGTCAAAATGTGTTATTGTTGATGGGTCACCGTATGAAGATTTACCTCTTGCAACTGAGTCAAAGTCTCTTAACTGTTTCTTATTACCAGTCATAGTTACATGAGTATCACTACCTTCTTTCTTGAATGATACTTTTAACTTCATCAACTTTGCAGACTGGTTAAACTTATCTGTTTCAGGTTTCTGTATACCCTTAACTTTATAAACAATCGTTTCTTCCTTCAGTTCTTCTTCGAACATTTCTCTGAAAGTACTCTCTACTGAGAATTTCTTTTGGAAAGGATACTTGTCTTTTAGTGGTTCATCGTCCATAACACCTTCTTTAGGAACACAATTCGGAACGTCTTTTCCATTCATCTTCTTCATTCCTACTTGTTTGTAGTCTTTCCAACATGGGTCATCTTCTGATAGACCTTTACATGGGTGTGTGTCTTCAGTGAATACAACACCTACATTTAGTTTGTACTTAACTTCTTCGTTTGCGTACTGGAGTGCTTTCTGTACTTCTTTCTTCTTAGAGAATCCTTTTTTGAACTTTTCAATCTGTTTGATTGCATAAGTCATTGCACCACCATGGTCAAGTGCAATCTCGATAGCTTTCTTGGTGTCCTTATCTTTCGTTGGGTTCTTTCTGAAGTAAGTAGATATCTCTTGTCCAGTTAATTTCTGACCATCCATTGAACCTTCTCCAAGGTTATCACCTTGTTTTAGAAGTTTCTTGGCTGCATTTCTGTCGTGATATGTGAACTCATGGTCTTTCTTAGTCTTGTCGTCTCTTACGATGTAACCTTTTGGAGTCATCTTGGTGATTTTACCCATGTACTTGGCACCATCTTTTTGGTAGTAATCTACTTCTGTACCAACTTTAATTGAGTTCTTAGTTTCTGCACCCATACCGTGTTTTGCAAGAACTCTATAGTTCTCTGAAATTGTTGATTCATCAAGGATTGACATTATGAAGTCTTCTGCATCGTGTTTACCACTGACTTCACCAGTTTGTGATGCCCAACCTAGTAATTCGTCTTCTACTTTAGAAGGTAAATCCTTGTTGTTTTTTCTGAAATCGTCAATTGCACGTTTGTGTTTTGTGATGAGTTTTTTCCAGTCGTTATCACTTGGATACATTTTGATTACTTTTTTGTAATCTTCTAATACTACTTCTTCTTTTATAGATTTAATAAAGTCTCTTTTACCTGCTTTGTACATTTGAACAACACCACTATGGTCTGTTATCATATACATGGATTGGATTGCTTCCAATTCTTTTGGTGTTAATCCTTTAATCTCTTTATTCCAGTAGTTTGCAATGTTCTTGTTCACACCCTTCTTTTGAGGTACATATGGGTCTCCTTCGACCTGCATATTACCTTCTTTTATAGGGGTAACCTCAATCTCTTCGTTGTATGGAAAACCTTTTAAAGGGTTGTCAAATACTTGAGAAAAATTCTTCTTTCTTTCAGACTTTTTCTCTTCATTGGAGAGTCTAGCTTGTGCAAGATATTCTTTCACATTCTCACCTGGCGTGTCCTCTTTGAACGATGATACTATCTCATCTGTTCCTATTTCTAGAACTCCGTTATCTGTTTTATTTCCGTTTGGCATTTGGTAAGCACCCCTTTTCCTTTAGTTTGTCCCTCATACGAGGTTCTTTTCTGTTATAATTTTGAGTAACGATACTCAGATTAGATTTGTCGTTGTTCATAGGATTGTTATCCTTATGATGTACGTCTTTATCAGCAGTAAGTTTCTTCTGATTTTTTAAACTTCTTCGTGCTTCGTTTCTCTTTGCACGTCTTTTAATTTGTTCGGGGTCTTTATGATATGACTCATATTCCTTTTTGTAGTCTCTGTCTTCTTCTACTTCAGACTCCTCGTTTTTGTTCTTATTCTTTGCATCATAGTCTTTGATAGACTTTTTTGCAGACTTCATCATTGCTTTTTGATGTGCTTTTTGTTGAGACTGATTTCTCTTTCTCATTACATCTGCATGTCGTTCTTCCAGTTCTTCTTTGATTTTACCTTTAACTAAATCGTCAAGGTTACTATCTATCCAATCCCAAAATTCATCTTCTTCATCTCCATGAATCTCACCACTGTTTGATGCCCATTGGTATAATTCGTCTTCTGCTTTCTTAGATAGCTCTAGGTTACCACTTTTTTGTATTTTCTGAAGTTCCCTTTTATGCTTACGAGCAATGTCTTGAATTTTCTTACCTTCTTCAATGCCTTCCTTTGCAACCAATTTCCAACCTTGTCTTTTCATTTTATCGGAAGTCTTACCATCAACCTTACGAGTAAAATTACCTTTCTTCATAATATACTCTTCTTTACCTTCTTCTAACTCTTCACCGAACTTAAGGAATAACTTACCCTTTTGTTGTTTTTGGTCTGTAACTTTATGTCCAACCATTGAACCGATAGTGTTAATCATACCAAGACCTTTCTCGGGATTACTACTATACTCTTTTTCTAATCTGGCTGCAACTTTTTTAGTAATCAATTTAATGATATCTACAGCTGAAGTTACTAACTTACCTTCCTTTATGTGATAACCAGTATCGTCACAATGGTCACAACCTTTTCCATCACATTCGGGACAAGTCACCTTTGATTCTTCTAATTCAACTGACTCGTTTGCCTTTCTTGTTGCATCTCTTTTCTTTTGAATTGCAATATTCTCGGACTCTTTCTCTTTCTCTAATCCAAGTTTAGAATTCTCTCTCTCATGTCTATCTTTTAACGATTCAAGTTCCTTTTCTTGTTTAACTTTAAGGTCTTCCAACTCTTGAACCTGTTTTGCTTTTGCATGAGCAGCTTTGACTGCGACGGGTTCTTCCGTAAACATTGATTGAAAAGACTGAATTTTATCCTCTCGTGCAAGTTTCTGTACTTTTAATATATCGTTTAATAAATCCATAATACTATTTAGTCTTTTTGAGATGTAACTCTCGTTGTTTCCAAGAGAGAGCAGGTTTGTTTGAAGGGAATATGGTAGTCCATGACATGAGTTTACCATAAAGACCATTTGTCTTCTGTCTAAGTGATGCAAGTGTATCATCATTCTCTATCTTAATGAAGTCTCTACCAAACAACTTTTGCAATTTGATTGCATTTGCATTTGATTTGTTCCAATCTCCAGTAACAATTTCGGGTGGAACTTTACGAGGTCTCATTTGATTTCGTTTTTGTGCATTTTCTAGTGATGTTTGAACATAAATCATCTTAGATTCATATCCAAGTGCATCTAAATGTTTCTTATATGCTTTAATCTTACTGTCGTTTGCACTAGTAGTGTCAAAGATAAGTCCCAGTCTGTTACCGATATACAAGTCCATACCTATTTTAGTGGTCGCCTTTGCTCTTGCACGGATAGGGTCATAGTCTTTAGGGTCGTTCTTAGATAGGTCTAATGATAATCCTGCTTTCTTAAGACCTTTCTCAAATGCATTATCTGTATTAACTAATTTAAGTCCCAATGATTTAAGGGAAAGACCATCAACCACTTCTGATTTACCACTGCCTGGGCCTCCCATTAGAAAGACTGCTTTAAATATACCTTGGTCATAGACTCCTTCATTAAGTAAGTCCTCTTGCATGTAAGATGGTAGTGTACTCTCTGAGATGTTCATTCCCTTTTTTACTGCCTTCCAAAGTGTCTTTGCATGTTTTTTATCGGGGACACCCGATTCAAAGGAATCATAATCCCCATCTGATGCAGCTTGTCTCATTTTAGATGCAGACATTCCACTTACGTCATCGGAGTCGGGGTCTCTTTCCCCTGCAGATATAATATTAATTGAATCAAACTTATAGTAACCATGTTTTCCTTTCACACCATTGTATTTGTTGAGTAACATCTCAAATTCTTTAATTCTGTCTGAACCAACCACCATTCTAACCTTACTGTAACCTTGGTCTTGTAGTGCAGTTGCAATTTCAAACACTTGTCGTGCTTTAGTGTTCACAATACCCACCTTCTTACCGAAGAATTTATTCATAAAGTTCCATTTAGTTTTATAATCTAATGGATTCTTCTTGGAGTCTTGTGAGTGTGACATGAACACTAGAGGTTCAAAACCACCACTGGTAGAGTTTTTTAACTTTTCTATTAATTTTGCATGTCCAACTGTAGGTGGATTGAATCTACCAAAAGTAAACACTGCACTCTTTTCTTTTGCTTCGAATATGGATTTAAAACTTTTCATTACTTGTCCCATGCTTTTGCAGCGTTGAAGTTATTCATAGAGAATTCCATCCTGTCAACTAATTTAACTGCACTTCCGTCTGAGTCGATTGCAACATATCCTTCAGGATTAACTACTTTAAATCCGTTATCTACCTTCACGAAGGTTCCAATACTCTTTACTCTATTTAGTGCTGTAACAATAAGGGATTTTGACTCTATCAACCCACCTTGGAATTTTGCAAGGTTATCAATCATCACTTTGATGGAGTTTAAGTCTCTCATAACATCCTTACCAATCTGTATCTTGATGTCTTTAGTCTTCTGCATCTTAACTTTTGCAACTATCTTATCTTTCCAGTATTTCTCTACATGGGTGAGGTAGTCCTTTCCGTTAGGGTTCCACTTACCTGCACGGACAAGTGTATTAGTGTATGTCTTGTATGATGCACCTGCAGCTCCTTTACTGTTGAGAACATTTTGAACATCATTAAACTTCTTAAGGTCTTTGTTTGTTATACCATGGAAATTTTTACCAGTCGAAGTAAGTGCATTGGTTAACTGAAGTGTTTCCTTTGCAGTCATGTTTCCGTAACCAGTCACATCCTTGTATGTTGCATCATCAGTCCAAACATCTGATGTAGACTTGGGTGCATTTGCACCAAACGATGCACTTAGTGATTCTATAGTAGACCCTGAATAAGTTGTGTGGAAGACGATACCCATTTTCGTTGAGTTGATTTCATTATAAAGTTTCGAACCTTCAAGAACTGCATATAAGATTGTATTGGGGTGAAATGTGAGATACTTCTTATCATCTATCGTCTCACTAGACTTGTCGTTAGTGTACATCAAATCACCCTGTAGGATTTCTTTCATTCCCATCTTGGATAGGTATTTAAATGATGTTAAAAACTTCTCTTCTAAACTACCCTTAAGTTCGGGTGCATCTTTGATTTGTTGTTCGGATGTGTAGAATAATGGTTCTTTATTGAATAGGGATTTCTTTGCAACAAAGAATTCTTTAGTCTCGGGATGTGGCCCGCAGAATATAGCAGGAGCACCATCCCATTTAACAGTCATCTTGACTCTACCTGTTGCATGTCCTTTTAACATGTCCCTAAGTTCTCTCAGGAAGTTGATAGATGCACGACCACCTGCAATACCATTGTTGATGATTTCGTCTTCTAGATGTTCTAAATGTACGTTTGTGACTGCCATTAAAGTAGGTTCCTGTTAAGTTACCTACTATTTATGTTTTTGATAAGGGCGTGGACTTGAGTTTTAACTCGATATCATGCAATTCTGTAGTTAGACTTGTGATTTTGCATACATCTTTAGTTTTTTTTGCATCGCGTAACATAGTTTTGACTTCTATCTTCCTTGATAGAATGTCAATAACGTCTGTTTGATTCAAAAATTTACTCATAATGTTTAACCTAATACTATTTAGGTCATTTATCTTATTAACTTTTAGGTTTAGGTATATAATGGGTACTTGTAAAATGTCCAATAATAGTGTCTGTTCCATAGATTCTTTGGATACCTTCTTGCACCAATGTACGACCTTCGTCTATTACCTTTACACTTGTCTGTAGTGTTTCAAGAACTTCTCCAACTTTAATTGCACCCTCATAAGTTACTTCTAACTTTGTTGTGGGACAGAATTTTTGTTGTTGAAATAATGCACATCCACCCATAGCATAATCTGCACATGCAGCTCTGAAAGGGCCTCCACAATGAGTGTAAGGTGCTTGTAATTGTGTAGAATGCCACCAACTTATTTCATTCGCCCATGAAAGATGTTTGTCAATAACTTTCCAACCCGAAAATCCTACATCATCGGGAAACTGCCAATTTAGATTTGTCCATACATAAAATGCAGGTTCCATCTCTTGGTCTAGTTTTCCTACATTCTGTCCTGCATCATCCCATGATACACCTTTCTCTAATCTTGATTCAACTTCTGCATGGTCACCAAATCCCTTTTGGGATAATGGAGTCCATCCATCTGCTAATAAAATTTCTCTATTTGTCATTTCCTTCTCCTATATTTTAAAATCACCAAACTTTGAACTTCTTCCTCTGTCTGCAACAGGGATGGAGTCATCGTATGAATTAGTATTTTCAATTAACTCTTCTTGAGCTTCTTGTTCACAATCGTACAACTTCATACGACTTCTATCGACACCTATGACGAACCTTTTGAATATGGTTGGGTCATTGTATCTATTCTTTAACTGTTTGACTACCATTTGGTCTAACTCTTCTAATTCTTCTGAGGAGATTAATGCAAACATAAAGTCTGCAGTTGCAGGTAATCCGAATGACTCTGAGGTATCTGTAAGTTCCACATCTGTTGAACCATAACCACTTCTTGTTGTTTGTGTTGCACTCATGATTGGTACATCAAACTCCACTGCAAGTCCTCTCAACTCCTCTGCAATACTCTTAACTAGTGTATAACTGTTTGCACCAGCACCAGGCTTAATCCTGTGAGATGCACATATGTTAAGGTAATCGATGAATATCATGTCGGGTTTAAAGTCTTTCTTAATTTCCAACTCTTGTAATAGATGTCTGAAGTGTCCAACATGAGCCGCTGCAGTTGGGTATTCTTTGATGATAAGTTTACCAGTAGTCTTACCTTTAAGTTTCTCTACCTTCTTACCATACATTGACTTGTTCAATCCTGCTAAATCTTGGATAGGAACATTAAGAATATTTGCATCAATTCTCTCTGCAATCTTCTCTTCTGACATTTCAAGTGTAATGTATAACACATTCTTGTTCATCATCAAGTGACTAGATGCCATGTGACACATGAAAAGGGATTTACCGACACCTGTTCCTGCAAGGCAGATATTCAAGGTTTTATTCGGTAAACCACCCTTAGTAACTTTGTTGAAGTATTCCAAGTCGAATGGAATCTTCTCTTCTTCAGTATTATAGAACTCCCATCGAGCATCTGAATCTTCTAATACATCATGACCAATGTGTGTGTCAAATGATATTGCAAGTGCATCTTTAAGTAATTCGGGTATTTCCCCTGTAGACCTTTTTGAGGTCTTATCAATAACTTCGATACTCTCCATGACTGCAATATAGATTGCTCTATCTTTGCACCATTGTTCTGTTTCGTCTATCAACCATTTCTGAGGTGTCTCTTCTTTGTCTTTTTGAATGTTTGAACAAACTGTCTTTGCATTTTTCAGAACCGTTTCGGGTATCTTCGAATTGTTATCTAAATTAATCAGTAGGGCTTCTGCAGTTGGGATGTTAGTATACTTTTCAAAGTATGCTTTAACTTCTTGAAAGATGATTCTTTCATCGGGTTCAGTAAAGTATTCGTCCTTTACAAATGGAATAGTCTTTCGTGCAAACTCTTCACTCTGCACTAAATTCTTTAATATGGTTGTCTCTATTCGTCTCTGTTCTGTCATAATTTTCTCACTGTTCTCATTCTATCAATTGGCATTTCTCTACCAATCACCCTATGAAAAAACATTACCAAAGTTAATCTATCTTCACCATTGTCCAGTCCAAGGTTGTTTGCACTATGGTGGACATTACCGTGAAATAGAGTTAACCTATTGTATTTACCTTTAACATCAACAGTCTTCTCAAACTGGTTATTATGTTCCTCTTGAACTTCCATTTCAATTTCTGTTATGGAACCTCTAAGGTTAGACGCTCTCTTTTGTTCTGTATGGTCTAGGTTGATTAGTGTTCCTTCTTTACTAGTATACAATGAAGTTCCACTATTTACTAGTGGGTTTTCATTTAAATATAAAATACCAGTCATGAAACAATTATCGTTATGCACCCATCCATGATGGAGGGTTGATGGTATCTTTTGAAATGTCATTGATACATCTACATCTGTGTGGTCGATACTTTCCATGTCATGGAATAGTGCAATCACCTTTTTGTTTATGTTGTCATATAGGAAAGGGTCTATGTCACGCAGTTCGGGTGACCTAATACCAGCCCATCTACCATCGGGTTCGGGGGTGAAAATTAATTGTTTAGAGAACTCCACCATTTGATGGGGTTCATCTAAAAAGTTATCAACTATCGTTATCGGTATCATCTACTTCTGAAATTCCTTCATCAATATTACTACCATATCGGAAATATTCATTTGCAACTTTCTCTAATTTTTCCATCACATCGGGTGTGAAGTATTTTTCGGGATTGTTGTTAATTGTTTTACCAAATTCAGATTTACCGTTTGGTAATAGAACTCTTGTACTTGATTTCTGAAATACTCCAAATGCAAGTGCCATGTCTAATAGACCATAGTACCTATCCAGTCCTTTTTCATATGATAACCTTACATCAACCATTCTGTTTTCCACAGTCAATCTTGACTTTGCATTCTTACAATGAATGATATTACCAACTACTTCTGTTCCTTCCTTTTCTTTCTTCTTAGATAAGAATATGATTGATGATGCAGCGTACTTGAGTCCACTACCACCACCCATTTCTTTCTGAGGGAACATAGAACCAATCACATCATATGTGTGGTTCGTGACTATCA